CACAAACTTTTTTAAAGTTACCAACCTACCTAAATTTGCCGGTGATTTAAACAACAACGACGACACATTAAATTATCTTGCAGCAGCTTACGCTCAAAAATACAGTGATGCCGAGGACGATGCTCCTGTTGCAGCACCAGCACCAGAACCAGCGGCTGCACCTGCAGCACCAGAACCAGCGGCTGCACCTTCAGCACCAAAACCAGCGGCTGCACCTGCAGCACCAGCCAGAAAACGTGGTGACATTGTGCAAGCTGGACAAACTGTATTGCAGTATACTGGCGATCCTGGCAAAGAGTGGTTTGTTGCCGGCGGACCGTTACAACAGCCAAACCCCACAGCCGATAGATACAACAACATTCAAACAGTTGGCGGTAAAAAATTCATCAGTGCAGCCGATGCCAAACGCAACCTGCAGGTTGAACGCAAATTGGCACATTTGAATCGCATGATTCGTGAATCTAAACGATTGCTAGACCTAGCACGTAAGAGGAAAGTCTAACAATGAAATTATTTGAAATTCGTAATCAGCCAGCACCATGGCTCTTGCTTGAAAGCAAAGAAGGCAAGAACGTTCACCTTGAGCATCTTGAAGATGAAATATTCAATCAAGGTTATGCTGGCGCTGCCAAGGCATTTAATTACCTTGACAGTCTAAGAGCCATGCTGAGTCCCGGCACTGGTAGCCCAGCAGCCAAGGTCACAACCAAGTGGGATGGTGCTCCAGCAATCATATGCGGCATCGATCCAGCTGATGGCAAATTCTTTATTGGTACCAAGAGTGTGTTTGCCAAGGATGCCAAACTGATAAAAAGCGCACGAGACATTGACACCTATTATAGTGCACAACCTGGCCTAGCTGCCAAGTTGCGTATTGCATTCAAGTATCTGCCCAAGTTGGGCATTGGCAATGTGCTACAGGGTGACATGATGTTTACGCATGATGACCTAGGTGTTGACCAAGTTGGTGGAGACAAATGTTATGTGTTTACTCCCAACACCATCAGTTATGCTGTGCCAGTTGAAAGTCGTTTGGGTGCTGCTATTGGTGCAGCCAAGATGGGCATTATATTCCATACCGCCTATGAAGGTCCCAGCTTGCCTGAAATGAAGGCCAGCTTTGGTGCCAGTGTGGCTGGCCTAAACTCGACTCGTGATGTCTGGGTCGATGATGCCACTTACAAAGACTTGACAGGTCGTGCTACTCTTACCACCGGTGAAAACCGAGCATTAAGCAAAAACATCGAAGCTGGTCGTGCCACCTTGGCCAAGATACCACAAAACAATTTTGATGTCATTATTCACAATGCTGAGTTTGCACAGTATATCAAACCCTTCATTAACAATAACATACGTGCCGGCGAACAGGTGGGCGAGCCTATTGCTTTCTTGAAAAGATTCTTTGAAGAGTACACTAAAAAACAAAATGCAGAAATTGCCAAATTGAAAGGTGGGCCCGAGAGCCGAGCAGCTCAAGCCCGCATTGAAAAAATACAACAACAGGAACGCTTTATGGCCGATAACAGCAATACCCTACTGGGTGTGATGGCTATCTATACCAAGGTCATATCATTAAAGCTAGCTATATTGCGTAAACTGCAACAAGTTGAGAGTCTGGTGGGAACGTTTGTTAAAACTGACACTGGATATCAAGTTATGAATCCTGAAGGATTTGTAGCCATTGGGCATGATGGTGGGGCAATCAAACTGGTAGATCGTCTAGAGTTTAGCAGACAAAATTTTGCCGGCAAACAAGACTGGAAACGATCAAATATTGCTCCCGAATCATAAATATTTACATACGCATACAGCGTAAATTTTTTAAAGGAAAACTAAAATGGCAATTTTTACACGCACAAATGGCGACGCAAACGGCGTTGTACACGTTGACACCGGCATCCACGGTGGCGGCATTGGTTCTATCGTTTCTACCGGTATCGGCAAACACATCAGCATTTTCAAACTAGACACAGGTTCCGTTGACATCAGCGGTCAAACTGGTGTTGGTGGCGCTGTTGAAGCTTTGCTACGCACTATCTCTACACAAAGCACAATCGTTGCTTATCAAGTTGAGAACGACAACAGCGGCGAATTGCGTGTTGTCGTTGAAGCTACTGGCTTCTCTGCTGCTGACCTACAAACAGCAGTTCAAGCTCTAGGTACTGTTAACGGTGCTAACCTAAGTTCTACCACTGTTACTGCAGTTGGCCTAAAAAGCTAATTAGAACTTGTTCTAATGAAAAGGGCAGATTCATTCTGCCCTTTCTCTTATCCTATAAATATTTGCATGACCGCGCAACAAGAAATTGATCGTATAGTAGGATTTACATTAGTCGATATCACTGCCACTGGGGTGACTAGAGCAACACACGGCAATGAATACGAGCGCAACCAACAACGAAATTGGGAAACAGTCAAGCAATTAATGGGACTGCGTACACAACCGCATGTGATACAAGGCCCCGAGCAAGTTTTTATGGACGTGTCAGACCTGTTTGGCGACATGTACACTGGAGAACATGCTGTATGGATATGGGAATTTAGAGTAGATCATCCCAGTGTATTCACTGTGGGCAAAGAAGCCATTGGTGGATTGTTGTTGGACTTTGAAAATATACCCATTATTACTGGACTTGATGAGACTGCTCGCTTTATGCTACCAGTGTTTCATCCACATGGTGCCATTAAAAATATACATTTCATTTCTTTCCCAAATAAGTAAATATAAAAAATCGTGCACGATAGGCACATTTCCATTATGGCTCATATCATGGCTACCCTTAGGCTCACTACTATACGGCATAGGTTAACCAACGAAAGAATGATATGTCTACCGATATTGAAAAAAAGAGCCTGGAGGCCCATGTGGAATTGTGTGCAGAAAGATACAATGCCTTAGACAATAAACTACAACAATTGACTGAAACTGTAATAAAACTTGAAGGTCACATTGTGTCCATTAAGGAAGGCTTGGCTGGTGCTAACGACAAGTCCAGCAAACAAATTATTGCAATAGGTACAGCCATTGTTAGTGTATTGATCACTGGCATCATAACATTAACCGTTCACCTAGCATCTAAATGAAAATAGTAGAGTTATTCAATAACGTTATTCTTCCCATCACCAACGAGGAAGCCGACGTCTTGCATCAAATTGGCGACGAGCCAGTACCAAAAAACAAATTCAATGAAAGGCAGCAGCAGGTCGCTAATCAACTAGTAAACAAAGACGTGCTGCTACGAAAAAATCAAGATGGCCAAATCTCGTACTCAAAAAAAATCAAAGATTAAATATTTTGGCACCCCTGAGCAAAAACAGCAACTGGCCGAAGTAACACAGGCTGTGGATCTTGCAGCCAATTACGTCAAACAGTGGAAGCTCAAACAAATCAACAACTTGGTGGAATCAGCGAATCCACCCACAGCATGCATACCAATTGGTAAAAACATGCTGTTGATTGGCAAGCTGGTGGTCAAACCTGCCACCGGTGGCGACTGGGAACTGGTCGAATACAATCGTTACAGTTCTAAATTCTTCAGTAGTCAGCTGAGTGCAGTGGCGTATGCAGTATGCAACCAATCGGGACGAGTACCACTAGCTGACGAAATACTGGCTAGAGACACCAGGTACAATGAATTACAGAACAAACTGGTCACCCTCAAACATAACTTGAGTGGTGCACGTAAAAAGAAAGATTACTGGAGAATAGATTTGTTTAGCATACTAGTAGAGAACATGTCCATGGATATCGAGGACGCAAAAAATCAATTACAAAAAACTTTGAATTTAACTAAATACTTTAAAATATGGGACGTTAAGCCATGAATCTTAAAGAATTAAATCCGCAATCTTCTACCAAAAAAATGAATCGTGTAATGGAAAGCCGTTTTGGCTTCAGCATTGACTTTAGCAAATTGACATTTGAAAAAGCCAGTCGTCTAAATCGTAGCATTGCAGAAAACATTAACCTTATCCGTAACACATACGGTACACACAAAACAGAAACCAACCCCAAGTACATGGAACTGTTAATGATCCGTGAAGCATTGGGCCGTTGGATTGCCGAACACCGCCAACTCAACGAAGGCGAGATGGGCAAAAGCGAAGCTATCCTAGCCGCTAAAGACATGGTTGACAGTATCCAAGACATGTTGGAAAAAGTCAGCAAGATGCAAGTGGAACAAATGCCAGCCTTGATTGACATCATTCGTGATCAGATTGGTAACGAACAAGCAGATGCATTTAAGAACAGCGTGGGTCAATTGTTGGCCGGCATGTTGGACAGCATGACACAAGCACGTGAACAAGCTGACGGTGCAGCACGCCAATTGGCTGGTGAGCAAATGGCTCCCACAGGAATGGCTATGCCAGCACAGCCTCAAGGACAACCCATGCCAAGCGGTCCTGAACTAGGTCCCGAGAGCGATCTAGATCAAGGCGACGACTTTGGTGCCACTGATGCAGCCGCAGGTGGACCTGATGCAATGGGACGTGAGCCACGCTAATGAGAGCACACGAATTTTTATCTGAGTCACCAATCAGTGACGCAATCGAAGATGAAGCCGATGTACGTGGTGACGGCAATTTAGCCACTGCATTGGAATCATTAAGAAATCAAAGTCATGACGTACACGATGTACCAATGATTCGTGTTGATTCATTGATCAACATTATTAGAGGTATGCCAGGGACAGAAATGTTCACCGTGGATAGTTTGTTAGAGGCATATAAAACCAACGACACTATCAAAAATCTAATCAAAGACATCAAGGACAACAAGGATGGCGTCAAGTATGTGTATTTGACCACGTTCTCAGATGACCCCGATGACACCACATTAGACACCGCAGGTGGCAATATTAACAACCCTGAAAAAACTATTACCTCTATGGCCAAGCGAGCACTGAACAAGAGGTCGTAATGGCTTACAGTGACAAAGTCATTGATCATTATGAGAACCCACGCAACGTGGGTTCCTTCTCTAAAGACGATACTGATGTTGGTACTGGCATAGTGGGAGCACCAGCATGTGGAGATGTCATGCGACTTCAGATCAAAGTAAACACTGAGGGGGTAATAACCGATGCCAAATTCAAAACGTACGGATGTGGAAGCGCGATCGCAAGCTCAAGTCTCGTCACCGAATGGGTCAAGGGAAGGACGCTTGACCAAGCACGAGCGATTACTAATTCAAGTATTGCTGAAGAACTTGCCCTCCCACCGGTTAAAATACATTGTTCGATTCTTGCAGAAGATGCTATAAAAGCCGCAGTAAACGATTATCTAAATAAACATGCAAATTGATTGTGGTCCTGCACACGATGTGCGGACTTTAAAATTCGAATTACCCCCAACTAAATCTCGCATTGCTGTGTGCATCAGTGGTGGTATCGACAGTGCCATACTGTATTATATGTTGATGTTGGCCAATCAGGACATGGGCAACCTGCACGAAATTGTACCAGCATCGGTATCGCGTAAAGATGGCAGCAAACACTTTGCCAAATTGGTAGTGGGGCATATGGCAGCAAGCTTCAATCGCCCGTATGTGGCTCCGTTAATTGTGGGCAATCCTGAACTGCCTGAAGGACAACAAGTCAAGTCTGCAGTGCAACAATTGTATACTTTGGGATTCCAGCAGGCCTATGTTGGTATTATAGAACAACTAGATGAACACACGCTGGGTTATGAAAAGCCCACAGCACCCGAAAATAATTTTTATAGAACACCTATTAGAAATTTGCAAAAACCACATGTGCTTGATTTGGTCATAAAGAACAATCAACAGGCACTGTTTTATATCACACACGCCTGTGAAAAATACGAAATCACTAGATGCAACACCTGTAATGGATGTCGCGAACGGCATTGGGGGTTCGAACAACTTGCATTAAGTGATCCCAGTATGCTATAATGTCATACTATGATTATTCCTAAATACAATTATGCCCCGCTCAACAGAGAAACAGTTGATGGCAAAAGACACTACTGTTTGCCTGATGGCAGTCGAGTGCCCAGTGTGACCACAATATTGGACCGTACCAAAAGCGAAGAGAGTCGACAAGCACTTCAAAATTGGCGTAATGCAATCGGGCATGAACGTGCACAACAAATTACCACAGAAGCTGCCAATCGCGGCACACGTATGCATGCCTACTTGGAAAATTATATTCTAAGCGACGACATGAAACCCTTGCCCAGCAATCCCTATGCTCATCCCAGCTGGTTCATGGCTGCTGAAGTTATTCTCAAGGGTTTGATTCATGTGGATGAATATTGGGGCAGCGAAGTGCCGTTGTATTATAGTGGGTTATATGCTGGCACCACTGACTGCGTGGGTGTATGGAAAGGGAAACCGGCCATACTGGACTTCAAGCAGAGCAACAAAGTTAAAAAACGCGAATACATAGACGACTATTTTGTTCAGCTGGCCGCATACGCCGCAGCACACAATCACACACATGGTACCAATATCAATACCGGTGTAATTTTGATGGCTGTTCAGCCTAAATTGCTGGAAGATCAGACCTATACCACGCCAGAATACTTGGAATTTGTCATCGAAGGAGACG